GCATCAAAACCTAAATTCATAAATGTCCTTAAAAGGAGACAGGGGGTATGTGGTGGTGCCCTGCCTCCATCTAAGAATTATATCATCGTTTAAACCAAGAAGGAAGACCTAAATGTGGACGCTTGTCAAACATATTATCTTTCGCTCCTGGAGTTTTACGATTGTTATAATGCAGAAAAACTTGTACACATTCTTTGCCTTTGAATTTTTCTCTCCAATGTTCTAGCTCACAACCAGAATAAACCAGCATATCTCCTGGTTTTAAATCTACTTTAATGCCTTTGGCTTGACTAATAGTAGTTATTTTTTTTCCATCCGGTATACCCACATTTTCATTAGGACTTAAATAAATGGGCCAATCATCACCACCAAGATTCATAGTAGTTGATATCTCACAACTAAACCTGTCTTTGTGTCTTTTTAATTCATCACCTTTTTTATATATTCTTGCATAAGTATACGCAGGATATAATTTTAATTGTGTTGCTTTTTCCATACCTGGTTGACATTTAAGTAATAAAGTCTCCATAGCCATATTAGCATATTGAGAATATGTATTTGGTATTTGTTCATTTTCATTTTCATAATGACCTATTATATTTTCAAAAGGTGAAAAGTATCTTGATACTTTACAAGTATCATAAACTTGTTTTTGCATTCTAAAATAGTTTGCAATAAATGTAGCTAAATCTTTTGATATCGCCTGTTTGATAACTGTATATTTATTTTTTTTAAACGACATCTTTAGCCATTTCTTTTGGTACAGCTTGTATATTCCAATGTATAAATCTAAATGGTTCAATACCAAAGTCTACTGCATACTCGTGTTCTAAATAACCTGGAAATATAATTAATGTTCCAGGTTTTGGTCTGATATGAAATTGTTCGTGACCTCCCCATATACCTTTTAAGTTTGGTTTCATTTTTAATTTTGTACATCTTGCACCAGTCTTTGGTTCGTGAAATATTGGAAAAGAAGTTTTATCACTACACTTTAAAAAATAAAAACCTGACACGTGCTGATTCCAATGAATGTGTGCACTGTGATGACCTCCACCTTTTTTAGCAAACTCTTGTACCCATAACTCAGAAAACATAGTTGTGTATTGTTGCATATCATAACCTTGGTGATCTAAATACTCCCAAGACTTTTGACCTATATAATTTCTAAAATCTAAAAAATCATTGTCTGCTGTAAGTGGTGTTGAATGATATGATCTTCCAAAGTCACCCCATTTTTTTATATGTTCTTTTTCTCTTTTACGAGCATCAGAAATATATTTGTTAGAAGCTTTTGTTAATGATTTTAAAAACTCTGGTTTTTGTTCTGACCAAATGGTCGTGTTAAAATAGTTATTTATATACATTATCTAAATGGCTTTCCTAAATGCCAAACAACAAGACTATATCTTGTGCCTGATGTTACTGGTTTGACTCTATGCCACACAAAACTAGGAAATACAATAACAGATCCTTTTGGTAATATTTCTTTACATTGTATTCTGTGTTTTGATTCATCTCTCATATGTGGATCATAGTTTCTAAAATCAAATTCTAATTCACCACCTTTATATTCTGAACCATCTGTTAACTGACAAGTCATAGATAGTTTTCTGATTCTTCCGTGTTCTGGATGATTAGGATCTTTTCTGTCATAAGCTTTATCCCAACTATCACAATGCCAATCATAATATTGGTTTAATTTATATTTTGTAAATTGACAAGACTCACTCCTTTCCCAATCAAAGTTCCAACCTGCAGCTCTGTTTGCTTCGTGAACGTATGGGTGTAGTTCTTTATATATCCAGGTATCATTTAACCACACTAAATCAGAGTTTCTTTTTCTTTTTAAATCTAATACGTCTTGCTTGTTTAATTTTTTATTAGTATAGCCACCAGTTCTTGCCATAACTTCTTTTTGTTGATTAGCATAAGCTATAACATCATCACAAAACTTTGGTGTAAGAACACCACTAAAATACCAATAGTAATTAGATATATTCATACAATATAGTTTGCACGAAATTTAAACTATCCTTTTGATTGTTAGTTAAATAATACATATTAGTTGAGGGAAACATAATAAACATATTATCTTTAAGTTCTATATCCCAAGATCTTCCTTTACGTCTATTATCTTCATAATGTATTCGAACTATACAGTTTTTAGTTTTTACACCATAGAGTAATGTATAGTCTGGAGAGTTACGCAAATCCACTGGATCTACATTTATAAAAGGTTGTGAAGTTTCTCCTGGTTTATAAATATTACCAAAGGTATCTTTATTAATTAAACTAATGTCATATTTAACACGAATATGGTCACCCATATAGGTATTTAACATATCCCAAGTTCTTGAAAATGGAAAATCTTTTTTTTGAATTACTGATTGTAGGATGTCGCCTGATAACTTATCTCGGTCAATGTCCCAATCTTTAGGCATTGCTACATCACCATAATACAACGCTATTTCAGATAATACTTTCTTTTGCATACCACATACCTTTGTAATTTATGCTAATTCGTCTGTCAAGTCCCAAGTTTGCCCAGCTTCATTCCAGGCGTAATACCATCTGTGAGTATTAGCTTCGTTTTGTGAAGTTTGCTCTGCTGTTAATGCAGGAGCATCACCAATCGGTGATTTCCAACTTGCAGTTGAAATATCTTTTACCCAAGATGCATAAACTTTTTTAGGCCAAAAGATTTGATCATCATCGTCCCAAGTATAACCTATACCTGCATAGTTTCCTCTAAATGCTTTTGAGTCGTCACCTGAACTATGTTTGTTACCTGCTGTATTATATGAAGTTTGAATCCACATTTGTGCAGGCCAATTATTATGTAATTCTAAATATTGTTGACCTACTGATTCATCTTCAACGCCATCAGCGTTAAGCATATCACCATTATTTAAAGTTAATACTTGAATAACTTTTCCGTTAGATCCTAGTTTTGCAAAATGTGCCATAATGTTTCTCCTTATATATTAATTTTAATTACCATTCAACTATTGATATTTGTATCTAATAATAACAATTCCTGAACCACCATTACCACCTTTTTGTTGAGTGTTTGGTCCAGGTTCATAGCCTCCACCACCACCACCGCCAGTGTTATCAGTTCCATTTGCACCACCAGATCCACCGGGAGCGCCTCCAGCTCCACCACCGCCACCACCAGGGTGTGCAGGTCCAGGGCTACCTCCGTTATAAGTTGATCCTCCACCACCGCCTGCTCTTACAACAGCGCTTGCATTAATTTCAGTTGTTATACCAGCTCCACCTACTCCACCTGTAGATGTTGATCCATTTGATCCGATTCCTCCAGCTCCACCACCGCCGCCAGATCCATAATTAGGTGCACCTGCACCAACGCCACCATCATTACCTTGAGGTGGAGTTACAGTAGGGGTATTTCCACTACCACCACTTGCGCCATCCATTGAACCACCACCAGATCCACCAGCAACAGCACTACCTTCACCTGCTGATCCTGCTCCTTTTCCACCACCTGTAGAAGTTATAGTTGAAAAAATTGAAGGAGTTCCTAGTGGTGCACCGACATCAGGATTAGAATTACTACCGGTTGCTGCAGTGGCTCCCCCACCAACTTGAATTGGATAAGCTTGTGCATTAACTGGTAATCCACCACAAGCAACTTGAGGACTACTACTATAACTATCAACTGGAGATTTACCTTCTCGAAAACCTCCAGCACCTCCAGCGCCACCTCTCATTTTACCACCAGCGCCTCCACCAGCAACTACCATATATGAAACTGTACTTGAACCTCCAGGATTACCTCCATTTGATACACAAAAAGTTCCTGGTCCTGTAAAAGTATGAATTTTAAAATTACCTGATGTTGTTACAGTTCCTCCTGTAGCAGCAACAAATTGAGGGACTTCAGCTTCTGATTGTAAACCTGAATCTGTTACTAACCATCCTCTTGTTGAATCTATAAAAATTAATGTAACAGCTAGTCCTTCTTCAGTTAAAATTACATCGTCTGTAGAACCACCAATTTTATCTGAACCATTTGCTGAAAGTGTTAAATTAGCTGTATCAAATGTATTTAAATAATCTTTAACTGCAACTACTGCTCCTGCAGTTCCTGCTGGAAGATTTACCGTAAAAGCTCCTATTGCTGATGTGTTACAAAAATATCCTTCTCCAGCAACTGCTGTAAAAGTTGCTGTCTTAACCGTTGTTGTCCAAGAAGCCGAACCAGTTGCACCAAAGTTTGTCGCCGTTCCTTGGTTATTAATTGTTGCACCACTAGGAATTGTGAATGTATCTCCACTATCACCTAGCGTTACTTCTGTTCCGGATCGTGGGCTAATTTTATTTACTTTTACTTCACTCATAATTTACTTAATTTTGAAATTTATACCTTATCATTACTATACCAGATCCACCATTTCCACCACCTTCAGCTGGACTATTTGAGGCTCCACCACTTCCTCCACCACCCATATTAGTTGAACCATTTTGACCTGGAGAAGGTCCAGTTACACCATCTGCACCACCACCTAAACCACCACTTCCCGCGGGATTAGCTGAAGGAGTTCTAGCTCCTCCACCTGCACCACCAGCAAAAAATCGTCCTTG